ACCCGCAAACCACACTTCCCTTTAAAACGCGTAACATACATTGCTTGCGTTTAACTTTCTTTGAACTCTTGCAGAAAAATGAGAATTCGTGAGTACGATCACTCAAAATCGCCTGGCAAAAATAAAATCACCCTATAGATGCACAAAAAACGGGCAAAACTACCTGGTTCGCAAAACTGCGTCTAAAGTTAAACTGGGACCTCGCGAGCAAGGGTGAGACGATGGCGCTTTACACAATTGGTGAAGTGGCGTTGCTTTGTGATATTAACCCTGTCACGTTATCAATATGTCCGGCCACACCATTCAGCACGCCGGAGAGCGTTTTCGTCGAGCCGCTGGCCTCATTCACACCGCCCACCCAGGCCATAAAGGCGTTTTCCACCTTTGTGATACTACCGGAAACCGTTTCCGGCATGGCCGCATATTCATCACGTAATATCCCCAGCTGGCTGATTAACGCGGGGACCACTTTATCCGCTGTCAGTTTTCCGTCATCCGCCATTGCCTTCAGATCTTTACGGGCCACACCCATCCCCGCAGCAAGCGCGCGGATCACCCGGTCGCCATTTTCGTTAACAGCATTAAATTCTTCGCCACGCAGTACACCCTGTGCCAGTGCCTGGCTGAACTGGGTGATCACCGAACCGGATTCCGCAACTCCAGCCCCTGACAGTTTCAGTCCTGTCGAAATGGCCTCCGTCACCTTCAGCACATCATCAGCACTGTAACCATATTCACGCATCGAGGCAGCCGAACGGGCAAACAGGGCCGCATTATCCGAAAACGCGGTACCTGTCCGCTGACTGATATCCATCAGCACTTTCTGTGATGACGAAAATTCAACGGATGACTGCGACGCCTGTTTCAGACGGGCATTTACGGAACTCCACTCATCCGCCAGTGAAATCAGGTGTCCGGTGGCAAAGGCACCGGCAAATGCGCCAGCCACTCCGACAGCAGAACCGCGAATTTCCGTCAACTGGCTGTTCAGCTCAGCCAGGGCGCGTCGCTGCTCCCGGGCGACTGCGGCAGCCTGACGCCCGCCATTCTGCAGGGTCCGGTAATATTCACTGCCCATGCGGGAAGCCCGCTGGATCTCCGACTGGAATGACTGCGAATTTGCCGAAATTTTGATAATCAGTTCACGTAACGTCGCCATTCACCTTTCTCCGGACGAAAAAAAACCGCCTCAGCGGTTCTCATCATTTATGACTGTGCAGCAAGGCTCAGCGCGTCTTCCAGTCCCGCAAAAGGATCCGCTTCCGGCTTGTCCTCATCCTCGCCCCAGCAGAGCATGGCGTCCTTCAGTGAAACATTCATCCCCTGCGCCCCGAAAACCGCTTTCACGATCTGCGCATTACGGATATCCCCGCGCTCATCGCCCAGCGGGGACACCCTGTCGAACTCCATCCACATCATCGCCTCGCTCGCACTCAGACTGTGGCGCAGTTCGGATAAGGTGCGCCCCAGACGGAGCGCAAGTCGCATCAGAAAGCGAATTTCCGGGCGGGCTACTTTTTTCTTGCCGACTCAGCATCGGTGATCAGTTCCAGTGCCTGACGCAGCAACCGGGCATGCACCGGACCATAGACAGCCAGCACCTGCTCGCGATCATCTGCGGTGAACACACGTTTCATGTCCTTATCACACAGAACATCACAGAACAACGTCACATCCGCCTCCAGGTTACGGCGGGTTTTTGCCACCACCGACAGGGTATCGTCACCCGCATCATCGCCATTAAGAACTTCCCGCCAAAGATACCAGGCCTCTGCCGAAGGCTCGCGCAGCACCACGCTGACATTCCCCCATTCCGGCACCTTCACCGTTTTATGACGAAATCCGGACAGTCTGGCCAGCGCCAGTGTTTTCAGATCTTTTGCCATCGGATTATCCTTATCAACCTGCGCCATTTACCGTTACCGTGCACGCGTCAGAGGTAATTCTCTGCGGCTGTTCTGCAGAATCCGTTACCATGCAGGTATAAGCCCCCTTATCACCTGACTGCGTATTGGCTTTACTGAAAGTGTCAGTAGTCTGTCCCTCGACCGGCTGACCATCCTTCTTCCAGGCGTATTTATAAGGCGGCGTTCCCCCGTTGACACTGACTGACATTGTCAGCAGCGCACCGGTATTCACGGTAAGCTTCGCCTCCGGCTTTTTAACAAACGCCAGCGGTACCACATAGGACACCGGTTTGCCTTTCAGACGCAGTGAAAACGTTGCTGCCACCACGCCGTTGGTACCGGATGACCAAGTGTGCTGACGCACTTCCGCCAGGAACTTAAAGCCCTTACCGGACGGAAACTGCACCTTAAACGCATACAACGAGTCATTGTCATAGGCATCACGCAGGGCGTTCTGGGCCTGATTCAGATAAAAATTACCCGACATGGAAATCTCAGACGACGCCCCCAGACCGTTGATGTTCTCCTGCTCTGTGGAGCAGAGCGTGGTCACATCAATATCCTGTTTCTGACCGGCGGTGAACTGGACTTCCTTGATGGTGCAGTCCAGGCGCAGATATTCCGCCTTATCCATAGTTTCAGCAGTCGCCGGGGCAGATGAAATCATCACCTGCGTCAGCTGTGAGCGTTCATACAAAGCAGACATTCTGCCTCCTGATAATAAAAAACCCGCACGCGGCGGGGTATGGGTTTTGTAGAAAAAAAGAAAAAGTCACACCGTGACCTGAAACTCCAGGGTTGCACGGTAACAGCGGTTTTCCGGAATATAGTTCTGCATTTCACTGACCGATTCCGGGGCCAGCGACATGATGGACTCACGGGCCTGCTGACGTATCTGACGCGCCTGTGTGACCGTCACCGCATAAACGTCAATCTGCACCGACACCGATGACTCTGCCTGTCCGCCCATCACGTCCGCAGACACCGATGAAATCAGGCTGAAAACCACCCACGGTAACGATACAGAGGGTCTGCCATCCTGCAGGGGAACCACATACGGATACGCCTGCCCTCCCGCAAGATGCGCCAGATGTGGGTACAAATCCGTCTCCGTCATCGTCTCAGTACCTCATCAATTGCCCGGTTCATCCGCGCAATCGCCACCCGGGCTGCCTGTTCACTGCGCACATCAAACGCCGGGCGCACAAACGGGTGTGGTGGCATATTCACGGTACCCATTTCCACAAACCGCCAGTAGAAGGCATTGCGGGGATTATCCGCCTTCATGGTGTTATCACTGTTGCCGGTGTCCGGATTAACACCACGGATATGCACACCGGATTCCATCCCGCCATCGCGGGAACGCCGGGAAAGAACCACCACATTGCGGCGCAGTTTTCCCCTGCGCACCGGTGCCCGTGACACCACTTCGTTCTTCAGTACATTCGCCCCCGCACGGGTTGCCTCACGCAACACCCGGTTGTTTTCCGCACCACTCAGAAGCTGCAAATCGCGACTGATATCCTCAAGCCCCGAAAAATCCAGCAGGGTTTCGATCATTTTTCCCCTCCCAGCCGACAGAGAATTTCCAGACGCCCGCCGGTCGCATCCGGCACCGGCCCCCCGACAACATTCAGAATTCGGTCACGCCACGGGCCGCTCAGCACATGCAGTCGTGACGCCGCCGTGATTTTCCGTCCTGACGGACCGCGCACCCAGATGCGGATTTCCGCCTGCGCCATTTCCGCACCGGACTGCATCCGCTCCCGGCTGCTCCTGCCCCGGATATCCGCATGAATTTTCCCGCATGACACCCACTCTTCCGTCATTTCTCCGGCAGCATTACGGGTTAACACCGGGTTCAGAACACTTATCATCTGTGTCAGACGACCTGCAGATATTGCCATCCCCCCCCTCCTCATAACACCGTCGGACAACGCAAATCGTAAATCAGCACGGACACAGAAAACGGCAGTTCCCCCTGCACGAGGTCTTCCCGCTCAGCAAGATCCGGATTCCGGTACAACATCCCGGTCAGGCGCATGGCAGCCCCCTTCATCCGGGTTAATGCCTCGCCCGGGATCAGTTCACCGTCCTCACGGATTACCTTATCCCGGCTGCCCTGAATGTAGGCCAGCAGCACAGCTGTAGCCTGACGAACCTTGTCCATCAGCATGTCATCATCCGCGTCATGGTCAACACGCAGATGAGCCTTGATTTCTTCCAGTGTCAGTAATGCTGTCACTTTCCACCTCCTGCATCCCGCCCTCGTTTTGCAGCCAGGGTCCAGCCTGATGAATGAGCTTCTCCGGGTTTATCACCGGTCATGCTGTTGCAGTGCCACAACGAGCCCCCCCACGTCACCGTATCGCCGGGGTGGTAGGTTTCGCCGGTTCTGAATACACCGCGATAGAGCATCACCGGCAGGGAAAATGTTTTTTCCGTACACTGGCCACTGCTCTGCCGGACCACCACAGTGAACGACCGTTCGCCGGTCATGCTGACGTCAATATCGGCCACCCCGTCAACCAGGCATTCCCATCCCCGCATCCCGTGCGTTTTTTCATACGCCCGCCAGAGTCCGCCCTGGTGTGTGGCATACGTGCCCCGGGGAAAGGATTTTTGCTCATCAATCGCCGGGAATATTTCCAGTGCCGTGGCATCACGCCCGTCCTGTGGAGCCGGCAGGGCACTCACCGCATCCAGAACCGCCTTCTGCAGAACTTCCGGATCGTAGTCACGACCGTCGCGCGGAACGGGGATATGACTCACGGCATCCGTCACCATCTGCTCGAGCATCGGACGCACATCATCCGGTGTGATACTTTTTCCATCTGCCGGTACCGGAAGTTTTCCGACAGCGTCATTCACCGCCCTCAGCAGCACCTCCGGATCATAATCACGACCATCGCGCGGAGCAGGGATATGACTCACTGCGTCCTTCACCATCTGCTCGATCATCGGGCGTACATCATCCGCAGTGACACTTTTACCGTCCGCCGGTACCGGTATTTTCGCGACCGCATCATTCACCGCCTGCTGCAGCACCTCCGGATCATAATCACGACCATCGCGCGGAGCAGGGATATGACTCACTGCGTCCTTCACCATCTGCTCGATCATCGGGCGTACATCATCCGCAGTGACACTTTTACCGTCCGCCGGTACCGGTATTTTCGCGACCGCATCATTCACCGCCTGCTGCAGCACCTCCGGATCATAATCACGACCATCGCGCGGTACCGGAATGGCCCCCACGGCGTCATTCATCATCGCCTGCAGAACAGGGCGCACCTCATCCACCGTCACATGCTTCTGTAACAGAGCAGACAGGGAAGCCAGTTTCTCTTCAAACGCCCCCGACTGTGCGGCCATCTTCTCCTCAAATGTGCGCTGTAAATCCGCCAGCACCGTGGCGAATTCTTCACCCAGCGCACGGATAATGGACAGTTCACGCTCTGTCATTTTCGCAGTATCCCCCTGAACATCGCCTTCACCGCATCACGCTCTGTTTCGCTTATGGCCTTATTACCGTCAGATGCGCCGTCAGGCAGTTGTGATGAAACTGTTTTCCCGGTCGACGCGAACGGATCCTCACGGGCATCACGACGGGACAGCGCCTCCAGACTGTAGTTCTGCTGCTGAAGATACAGTGCATCACCGCCGGCCAGAGGCGGCAGGTTCTCCCGTTTACGGGCCTCATTGGGCGTGAGAAGCGTATTTTTCACCGCATCCCCCAGCGTTTTCATGCGCCGCTCACTGTCCATTCTCAGCAGCGTGGTGACATCAAATTCTGTACTCTCGTTTTCCCCCGTTTCCAGCGCCTCATCCAGTAACAGTTCAATGGACTCAATCAGCGTCTGCAGGCACTGGGAATAATACTGCTGCTCCAGCGCCTCCACGTTGTCACTGGAAGGCGGTTGTCCCACGCCAATCTTGTAGGCCGGGACACGGAACACCGAACAGACAATTTCAGCAGTCATCTTCAGTTGTTCCACCGTCTGCGCATCCACCGGTGAAAACGTCGTGGGGTTGTATTTTGCCCCGTTGCTCAGAATGGCCGTTTTCCCCGCATTTTCGCCTGTATACCCGCTGTCCCAGTTGCTCTTCAGTTTTTTCGCATTTTCTTCCGTAATACTGCCGGGGATCTCAATCACCCCGGACGGCCTGCCGCCATTTCTGAAAAAAGACGTTGAATTTGCCTGAATATGATGCCCCTGCGTGGCCGCCAGCCCGGCAGCATACACCGGCGGCAGCCCCACAAGCGGATGAAAAAAACAGTTAAACCGGTCGTGGATCACTTCCCTGGCAGGCACCGTCACCGCCTCAGTGATCCCGCAGTTCCGGTCCGGTGTAATGCGATAGAACACCTCGCCGTCATCCGCCACCAGAGGTTCAACCCGGCTCCAGTCCAGAATACGCAGTTCTTTGATCTGCCCCCGGGAGTTACGGATTTTCAGCACCACCGTATTGCCGTGACGCAGTTTGGCGTTCAGCCACAGTTCAAAAAACTGGATACGATTCTGCTGTGCATTGGGACGACGACAGAGACGGGCAATATCCCCCTGCCGTTTTTCACGGCGGATCCCCTGTGTATCGGTCTGCATCAGGCGCAGCCGCATTTTGGCGATATCCTGGGATATCAGCGAAATGCAAGAAAACACCGCGTGAAAGGACAAAACGGTTTCCGGATCGGCTTTCACACCCTGCTGCCAGGCACCGGCAAAAGGCTCAGCCACCGCCTGAAACAGGCTGGTCCAGCCCACCTCTTTTACATCACGTCCTGATTTCTGGTTTTTTCGGGTTCGCCACAAAAGGTTCCACATTCGCCATGCTCCGCATCACGTTTCTTTTTCTGACCTGCCGGACGTCGCACTGTGATGTACTCCGCCTTCCCCAGGCGAACCAGCACCTCCGCACACGGCTGTGCCACATCACGGATATCCCCGGCCCGGGCATCATGCGTGCCCTGCAGATACTGGATTTTTGCCATCAGTTACTGCGGGAAGCTCGCGCCTCCCGCCCTCCTCATCAGACTCAGCCGCCGGACGCAGTTCCGTAGTTCACACCGGTGATCACCGCCACTGCCGCGGTACGGCGACGACGCCAGTTGATCCAGCGCTCCGCACGGATGGCCACGCTGCCGGTCTGGAACATGGAGACCAGCTCCACCGGTGACGGTGTGCTGCTGTCGCTGGTCGGTTCAGACTGCATCTCCAGTGACGCTTCACGGGACATATCCACCGCCACACCGCCGTCATCAGCCAGATAAATATCCGGCGCATTCACCAGCACCAGCTGGTCACCCACGTACTGGGAGACAATCACCGGCAGGCCCTGGAAGGTGCCGCCAAGCAGGGTCATGTCCGGATATTCCTTCTGACCCAGCGCATTTTTACGCATGGACAGCGCCAGGGCATTTGTGCTGGACATCAGCCAGACCGCACCGGTGGGCTGCAGGTTTGCTGCCACAAACTGACCAAACGCGGCTTCCGCATCCGTATCCGGGTTACCGGTTGATGCCGTGCCCTTCACATCATGGGTGATGGACGCAGGGGAAACATCGGCCACCGCCGCTTTTTTCGGGTCCACAAAGTCTGTGTCCAGACGCGCCACCACCGCTTCCGCCAGTGCATTACGGACCAGCGCATCGGCGGCAGGACTGGAAAAACGGATCAGCTCTTCCGTCAGTACCGCAATAGCCGCCACCTTCGCATGACTGAAGGTGATGGATTCAAAATCAAACTTCGTCAGGGGTCTGGCCTTACCCTGCCCCACCCAGCCGGCAGCACCACCGGACACCTGGGCATGCACGCGAATATTGAACGGCACCTGACGAAGTGCCGGGATCCCGCCATGACCAAATCGCCCGATAATGGTCTGCGGACGCAGATAATCAATAAAGTCCTGCGCATATTCCTGATATTCAGACAGGCTGCCTGCCCACTGTGGGTCCGTGGTGGTCCCTGCCCCCACCGCCGACTTCAGGACATGATGCAGACGGCTGTCATCCGGATACTGACGACGGGCCACTTCCAGGGCTTCAGAGCGGACACCTTTAGCCGCGGCCAGTGATTTGGCAAAGCGGGCGAAACCAATCCCCTTCTCCAGTTTCTGCTCAACACGGATCACCGGCGCTGAAGCCACCGTGGCCACATTCCCGTTACCGGCCTGTTTCACCGGCTGTGCCGTGGCGGCCTTACTGGTTTCCAGTTCACGCAGACGCTTCAGGTGCGCATCCACCTGACGGATTTCCGCTGCGGTGTTGTCGTAGTGCTCTTCCTCTTCCACATCCAGTGTGCGGCCTTCCTCTGCGGCTTTGGTCATGACCTCCTCAAGGGAGGCTGCCAGCGCCGCACGCTTGTTTTCAAAACTTTTAATCTGTTCGCCAATATTCATTATGGTCTTTTCCTTATGAAAAACGGTTGTTGACTGTGCCGCAGCGCCGGCAGAAGATGCGATTTTCACCACCGGTTTCCGGTTGCCGGACGCGGCAGAAAACGGGCGGTCGTAAGATTTAATGGTCCGGATGGTGCATTCCGCATTCGCGGGCACGGTGACGGCAGACACCTCCATCAGTTCCCAGCGCAGAAAATGCAGTCCGCCTCCGTCCAGAAAGGTGTATTCATGGGGACGGAAGCCCACGGACAGCCCCCTGACCAGCCCGGTCTTAATGGCCGCCCAGACCTCATCCAGCCGGGCAGCCAGTTGCGACGGCATATCCGGTACGGGCTTCACCAGTGTTGCCGTGATTTCCAGCCCTTCGCTGACCCGGCGCACCGTACACTGGCCTACAGGGCGGGAATGGTCATGCTGCCAGAGAAACGGGATCGTACTGCCAAACTCCGCCCCCTCCGGCTCCAGGATGTCACCATCCCGATCCGGAGAAGGCGTTGACGCAATCCCGGTGATCACCCGTTCATCCTCACTGAAGGATTTCACCGTCAGCAGGGAACAGGCCCGTTTAAGAGTCACATCAGCCTCCTGAAAATAAAAAAACCGCCGGAGCGGTTCGTGATGGTTACAGTGTGAACAGGGTTATATGAAAAAAACCGCATATTCTTTCTTTTTCGGTTCCGGGTTAAGGGACATCAGGGAGACCGCATTGAACAGCGCCATCAGCGGGTCAATTTTTCCCCGTCCACTGGCCTGTTTGGTGATAAGAATGGCGTTACCTTTAGGCTCCACCCGGGCATTGCCGACACACCAGGCCATCAGGGGCTGGTCACCATGCACCAGCACCCCTTCAGCCAGTTTGCGCTCGGTGGTTTTAATGGCCCCGCCCAGTTTCCAGCCCTGGCTTATCCCCACCACAATTCCGTCGGGGATCCCGGCTTCCGCCAGTGAATCCAGAATCTGCCCCACCCCTGACGGGTCAATACCGATATGGTCCAGTAACTCAGCCTCATGAATGCGACGCACATATTCCGCCACTTCCGCCGTGTCATCCCCGACACGCCGGACAATGGTCATATCTCCACAGGCAACAAGATCCTGAAACCGGGACGCCTCGCTCTTCCGTCGGACCACCGCGGTTTCATGCGCCCAGGCATGGCCCCAGCCCAGCCATTCGCGGGTCTCCCGGTCACGCCCAATCACATACATCCCCAGCAGATCATCCAGCCCTCCGCCGTCAATCCCCACCGTCACCACATCAGCACGACGCAGGATATCGTCCAGGCTGATACAACGGCCCTGCTCTTCCCAGAAATCAGCCCCCGCCCAAGCGGTCAGAGCGCAGGGCAAGACCAATTTCCACATTGGCGTGTTTTGACATGAACCCCCGGAATGTCTCTTCACCGGCTTCCCGGGCTTTACGGTACTCCCGGTACAGAAAGGCCTCATCCACTGAATAGCCGAGATTCGGATTGACCATGGCGAGGTTTTCCATCAGCAGGTGAGCCCCGCTTTCCACCATTTCAGGAGGGTGTTCAAATATCACCGGCAGAAAGTGCGGATCATTAATTTTGCCGTCGCGCACATCCCGGGCGTACTGCAGTTTCTGTCTGAACACCCCGGCTGGCTGTTCATTCGACTGGGTGGTCGTATACACCACAAACCCTTCCGGGCGGGAGGCAAGCCCGCCGATGGCTTCACGTAACATGTCCTCCGCCTTGTACTGCTTGCCAAACAGCCACAACTCATCAATCAGCGTCCCCACGGACTTGATACCGGACACCGTATTCGGATCGGCTGCCACCACCTTCAGGGTGGTGTCCGTCACCCGGTGGGTGATGGTCCGGATATGTGTCTGCACCTGACAGAGGTCATCCAGATCATCGTCCCGTCGTACCATATCCCTGGCAGGATTGAAGGCGTTGGCTGCCACCTCCACAGTCGGGGCCAGAATCGTGTAACCCGCCGCCTGCCGCCAGTTCAGTAACAGCGCCGTCATCATGATCCCGGCGGCCAGTGTGGACTTGCTGTTTTTTTTGGGTATCAGAATGAACACTTCCTTGATATGGCGGACACCGGTCTGCGCATCGTAGGAGCCAAACAGAGCCGCCACCAGGTCAAACACCCACTGTGCACAGGACTCCCCGAACGTCGGGCTACCCGGTGCATCCACAATCCGCAGTTGTTTAAAAATCGCCAGGGCATGTGCGGCCTGGTCCGGATAAATCGGAGCCGGAATAATCGACAGCCCCTTTTTCAGGCGCTCTGCCCAGTCCGGGCAGGCCGTGCTCCATACAGGTATCATCCGTTGCCCTCATTATCGTTATTCACCACCAGTCGTGGTGGTGGTACCGCAAAACGGTTAGCCGCTTTTTTCGCGGCATCACCTTTTGCCGATTTTTTACCGGCATCGCCTTTTTTATGGTGTGTGAACTGCGCCAGTCGCCAGGCCGCATCCAGTGCCAGTTTCGGATCAATGCTGAGGTTTTCCACCAGGATCTGCCCCATAGCTTTCACCGGATCGGGAAGACCATCCTCCATATATTCAATACCATGAGACATCACCGCGGGCGGTGGCATCTCCGGATTGTTTTCGTCCGGCTGTGGTATTGCAGCCGCCTCACGGCGACGGGGTTTATCCTCCTGCTCTGATTTTTTCTGCCGGTAAACAGGAACCTCATCCACCTCCACCGTTTCGCACTGTTTACGGGCTATAAACGCGAGCACCTCCGGATCTTTTGCCAGCTGCGAGCCTTTAACCCTGGCGGTCTTCGCCGAATAACCGGCGGCAATGGCTGACGCTGTTTTGTTTTTCCCGGACATGAGCGCCAGCGCAAATTTTCGTTTTTGCGTTGTCAGCACAGCCTCCTCCCGGGTCCAGAACGCACTCAGCCGGGTATGGTTCAGCCCATTTTTCCCGGCGTCTCATGCCGCAAATGTTAACTGCTGCCTGGTTAACATTTTCTGAAAAAGCCAGTTAACATTTTTTTCGCACAACAAACTGAATAATAAAGATAAAAACCGCAAAAATGCCCGGGCAGCCAGTTAACATGTTAACTGCCCTGAAACGGGAATTTTTTCTCTGCGTGAGAGGGGGCGCGGTGTCCAAAGCGATCGTTTTTTACGCCGGATGATCCCCCCCCCGGGTCGGGTTACAGTCCGATGATGTCGTCCGCTCTGCCACTACCTCCGGACACCTCCGGCAGCGTCGGGTCCGGCATACCACCCGCCGCTTCACGAGCAGACTTTTGTCGATGGCATTCGGTACAGAGCGTCCAGAGATTCGTCTCCTCATTACCACCACCGAACTGAAGTGCAATTCGGTGATCAAGTTCACTGTCACAGAGGTCAACCACACGACCACAGATACAGCACTGCCCGGCGTCCCTGAGCCAGATATGACGCTTGAGGGAAACACGTGCACTGCCACTGACACGACGCTGCTCCCCCTTCAGAATATTCACCCGTCGGGTATTCAGTGTTTTGATTCTGCTCTGGAGTGTACGAAGCTGAGCCATGTAAAATCCCCGTCATATGGCAATCAGTAAAGGAAATAAATATGTCATCGAAAAACCGGACCCGCAGAACCACAACCCGCAATATCCGTTTCCCCAATCACATGATTGAACAGATCAACATCGCCCTTGAGCATAAAGGATCCGGTAACTTTTCAGCGTGGGTTATTGAAGCCTGCAGGAGAAGGCTGGCAACAGATGCAACGCATCTGTTGCCCGGCCAGCATGACAAATAACGAGAAATGAACGTTCGGTTACAGGAGCAGGTACCCACTGTCCTCCAACAATATTTCATCTTCATATCCGACGGAACAAGACTTACCCTGCCGGGATGTACAGAATAACAACAGAGTGATAATTAATTTCTGATGAAATAATCAGGGTGCAGAAGGACTAAAGATAAACGTTTTCTTCACGCCTTTACACGGCCTGTCCTTCTCAAATCGCCATTTTGCCATCGCCTTTACAACCTGCTCATCAAACAAATGGTGCGGCTCTGAACGGATAAACTCAATTCGGGTGACAGTACCATCAGCACCAATATCAAACTTCACATCAACCCGTCCCTTTATATAATTTGCCGCTGCATAGGCCGGATATTGTGGTAATGCCTTAACCAACTGTCGGGGCATATCTGTTTTATGTTGCGTACAGCCCATAACCAGAGAAGACAACAAAATAATTAACGGAAGATTTCTTTTCATTTTCATTCCCGGCACAGATAAGAATAAGTCTTATTCTAACAATGCCACCCTGTCGATCATTAATCCTCTGCTTAATGGCAACGACAATTATCCGGCTTAAATCACAAATCAGACACATGACATAACAGGGCTTGCGAGGTAACACATCGTCCGGTTTCTTCCACCATCGCACCGGACCAGCGACCATGAGGGGACAACGCCGCGCTCCGTTAACGCGGTAAACCCCGGTGTGTATCGTTTTTGATTATCCCCGCACACTCGCGCAGAGGAGTCTCCCTGTCGGGCTGCGGTCTCTGTTAATGCGGGGATACGGCGACAATACCGCGCATCAGCAAAACTTATTTCAGGCACTGAGTGCGGATATATTCCTGCGCCACTTCCAGTTGCTTCTGCATCGTCATCAACCGCTCTCTGAGAGTGAAATAATCCCGTTCAGCGGTGTCTGCCAGTCGGGGGCCGGTTGCATTATCCACGCCGGAGGTGCCGGTGGCTTCACGCACGGTACCGGGGCAGGTGGCGTTGATCCGCAGGCGCTTACGACCAGCGGCAACATCAGCGCGCAGAGTTTCATTTTCAGCTCTCGCATCGGCTAATTCCCTCGAGTATCTGGCATCAAGTGCAGCAACATCACGCTGGCGCTGCTGCATATCAGTAATGGTTGCATTTGCCAGCTCCAGCTCTCTGGCTTTTTTATCGCGCTGCGCTTTGTAAGTGATGGCGTTATCGCGGTAATGATTCAGCCCCAGACTAAGCGCACCACAGGCCACCAGCAGAGCAATGATGACCACACACAGAACGCGGTTCATTTCACCACCAACGGATTGCCCAGATCAGAACAGCAATGGCTATAATACGAATGGCAAAGGCTGCCGCTCTTGTTAAATCCAGACAGGCTGGCGTCTCCACTTCAATGCCTTTCATAATGGACAACCTCAGAAAGAATCTTTTATACTTCCTCACAGGGAAAGCACCTCCCTCACCATAATTTCTCCCTTGCCTTACTCAAGGTCAGAAAACACAAAACCCCGCTTGCAGCCAACAAACGGGGTTTTTACTTTTATTCACTTAGTTTTTGTCAGTTCGCAGGATTTCGTGTTATCCGCCCGCGTGGTCATTCCTCATTTTTCAGCAAAATATTCTGCTTATCTGTCGATACCCCAGCACGCCAGCGCGCTCTCCTGGTCACGACGGGATACCTGACCGTAACAGTTATTTGAGCGAATACGGCAGTCTCTGCCACCGTCCTTAATCCACCAGCGAATCGCTTCGCAGGCACCTTTTCGATCACCTGCATTAATTCGTCTGTAAAACGTCGACGGGAAACACTTACCGGGACCAATGTTGTACGGACAGAATGACGCGATCCCCGCTTTCTGGGGTTCGGTCAGCGGCACTCTGATGTTTTTCTCCACCCACGCCAGCGCTTTATCACGCTCAATGGCGTTAACCTGGTCGCATTTTTCCTTCGACAACTTCATGCCCGGAACGACAGGTTTGCCATCCACCATGATGGCACCACGGCAGATGGTCCAGATACCTGCACCATCACGGTATGCCGTGGTGTGGTTGCCTTCCTTTTCATCCAGAAACTGGTCGAGAATGTCAGGCGCAGGCGCACCAGCGGCAATCAGCGCCAGAACGGCAGCCGACAGGCCGTATTTGATTTTGGTGTTCATGGATATATTAAATATTCAGCCGCTGTCCCTGGCCCACTAAATACGCACTTTAAGATAAGTCAGCCCCGGATGAAGCCAGTAAGCCGGCACTTTTTTAAAGGGTGGAGTATTAAAATCACGAAGAAGAGCCTCCCGCACAATTGCATCCTTATCAGCACCACTGGCCAGCGCTTCAATCTCAGCGGCTACCTGAAGATATCCCATGCAACGGCCAACGCGCTTCATCAGCCCCTGCTTTTTATTGTTCTTCAGGTAATCAATGGCAAATTCAATGAGCTCCTCACTGTGCTGGTGCGATGGAGGTGTTACTTTCCCATTTTCTGAGATGGTTATTTTCCCAGCATCACCGGATACAACAAAGGATGGCCGGTTACACTCCCATTCCAGCTCACTGAAATTATCATTATGAATACTGAAACACTCTGCGAGATTTCTGCTCATCACTTTCCGACAATAATCGTCAAACGCAGCAAACTGCTCATCGCGGCGTTTTTCTTCAGGCCGCTGAAGATGCTCTTTCAATCGTGAAGCGCAGCTTAGATGCCCGCGCGATCAAGAATAGCTTCTTTCATTTCATCTGCTGCAAGCACCTCATTTTTTGTTGGGGCGCTTTTTTTCAATTCAGCGATATAGCGCTCCAGTTTTTCAATACGTGATTCAACATCATCTTTTTCTGACCGCAGTGTTGACGGCGGCATCTTCAGAGCATCAGTAATTCTTCCCGGTAGCTTTCCTTTGTAGGTTATCAACACATCCTGCGCCTCTAAAATTATGGGGCGCTTTTCCGGCAACGGTTCGTTCCCTTCACATAACCCGGCAGCAACATCCATGAAAAACTGCTTCGCCTGCTTTTTCGCCTCAGCTTCGTAAAACTCCAGCGTGGCACCTTCAGTACGGTCAAGACTAATCGCCACATTTGGCAACAACAGTGACGGATACCCACCAATTTCCAGTACCACAGTAACAGTAATCTTATCCGGGTAATTATTTATCCCTTTAACAACCAGTTCGTATTTTTTCTTCATCGCTTTACTCTCCCCGCGCCGCCTTACGCCGGTCCTCTCTGATTTTGAAATACAGGTTAGTCAGGTACGTCAGCAGCCCAAACAGCAGACTCCCCAGCACGCCTATTGCCGCCCACTGAGACGGGGAAACCCTGTCCAGCAACTGCAGGAACCAGTAGCCCGTTCCCACCGCTGACGTGGTGTATGACACACCTGTTGTGATTTTTTCCATCTGGTACATACCCCGTCTCCCGTTATCCGGAAGCTCACAACAACAAGTGGGGCATCAGCTCACACCGACACCCCCTGCGCATGGTTACATCATCATTTCGCCGTCAGGCTGAGGCTCTTCACTACCGTCAGGCTGAGACCCGACGCCATCTGAAACAGTACTGTCATCCGCAATGCCTTCCGGCTCCGGAACCGCTGGTACGCCCAGCAGCTCATCCAGAATGGCATCCACTTCTGCATCAAGACGCGCCTCAAGGTTCTGGCGGAGTTTCTGTTTCAGTGCGCTCAGGACTTCTTCAGAGCGCAGGACTTCCTTCACTGCCTCAGCAGTGACCAGGGATGTGATTTCTGACATGGGATTTTCTCGTTGAAAGGTGTTGTCAAGAAAGTGACTACGGAATGAGCGGATCTTCGGGTTTGCTTCCGGCTGACTGACTGGCGCTGATTCTCTCAGCGGCCCTTTTATCAATCTGCCTGCGCCAGAAATCGCGCACTGCCCTGTACCCACCCGAAAGAAGATACATAACACAGACTGCCGTACAGAAGTACAGCATCACCTGATGAATAAATGTCATAATTTCTTACCGTTATGGTTGACAATGAGAACTGTTTTCATTTAAAAAACCGATATACGAAAGCATCTTTTCTTTACATTCTCCATTGGGATTACCTCCGCCAGCTTCCATTCCTGCCGCTGGCGGCCTTTTTTTATCATGCCGCGGCATCCGCGTTGTTCACTTCCACCTTCACACTGTCAATCAGCAGCGTATATGTCGCCGCCTTTGATATGCCTGTCAGTTGCAGTTTGTCCGCCGCCCCTGATGCCGGAGATTTCACCAGTGTGAACGGCGTCCCCCGTTTCTCATCCAGTACCGGCGTCACCTGAATGCTGTTGTTTCCGGCAAACTCAAAAGCCAGTGTGTGCCATCCGTTATCAAAGACCCCGAACGTATCCAGCTTCGCATTCGGCTTCTTGTGGTGCATCGCGTTCAGGTTCGTCGCATCCGTCTGCAGGAAGAAGGACATCAGCATGTCGTTGCCTTCCTCTGCCAGCGTCACTCCCTCCGGCAGGGACGACAACTGCCAGTAAATGCCCAGGGCAAACTGATTCGGCACCAGTGAACCCGGCAACTTAAACCGTACGCTCACACGTCCCCCCTTCTTCAGTAACTCCACTCCCTGTCCGGCTGCATCATGCTCCAGAAACCAGATGTGGTTTTCCGGTTTATTCAGTTGCAGGGCCTTACCTCCCGTAGCCCCCGCATCACTGACCACCGCTTCAGCAATGTTTTTGTTAACATTGTCTCCGCTCGCCGGTTTGTGATAATAGCGCCAGCCCTGTGATGCCAGGTCTTCGCCGGACGCCAGCAGACTCATCAGGGTTCGGTTACTGACCGGGGCTTCCGGCTCTCTCTCCGTACCTTCACCGGAAGGTCCGGTGGGCTTCACCGTATCAGGCTGTTTTCCGGTAATGAATTCAGCGTTTCTCCCGGCATGCACAAGAATCGCCGTTGCCAGACGGTCGGAAATAATCCCACGACGTGCCCATGATCCAAAATGCGTTTTACGGTCAGCCGTCGTCCAGGTTTTGGCGTCCGTTCGACCACCGGCTCCGTAATACCCAATATCCGCAACATCCGGATCTTCTGACGGCTCGTTGGTACCCACATTTCGCCCGTTTTCATCCGTCATAAACGGCACAAAGAAGATTTTTTTTGCGGATTTCGTCTTGTATGCACCATACACCGCATCGTATTGCGAAGAATAAGTCTGCTTCCAGTAGTAGGTCGTGTCGCCACAAATCCAGGGAACTGATGACGGAGAGCCCCCGAGACACTGACCTCCGAATTCCGACAGGTCAGAACGATATTTTTCCACCATGGAATCAAACAGCCCCGGCTGAGTGGCGTATGCACCCTGTTTCAAATCAAACTCGCCCTGCATCCAGACCACTGCAAGCAGAATATTTTTAGGGTTGGCCTTCAGTGCGGCCTGAGTACGGGTAAGCAGGTCCTTGTACAGTGGCTTATCTACACCCCAGCGTGCCGAGGTCTCGCTTGCGCCGGTGGATTCGCTGAAGGTACCTTCATCGCCCGCCAAAAATGCAGAACCACCACGGCAGCACGGAACCAGAAGAATACCGGCATTCGCCGGAATAAACGGCAACAATTTCTTCGCGATATGTAATCCCTGCCCCACGCATCCATACTGAGCTGCGCTGGCTTTCGGGTGTGAAAACTTACTCAAATCCTGAACATCATGCAGGCAGTGGTCCGCAGGAATAATGTCATTGTAGTTACAGGACGCACCACCCGGCGTGACAGTGCTGCGACGCGCCAGCTGTTTAATACGCGGGTCCGGACGGTCATATGTCTCCGGCAGCGGAAGCCCTTCACCATACGCCATACCGTTTGACTGCCCGGCCAGGGCAACAACAAAGTAATACTCCGGGTTGCTGGTGGTGCTGATAACTGCGCCTTCTCCATCCGACGGCTTCACCACCACAGGTGTGGTGACATCACCTTCCGCCGCAATGGCCTGCATCAGGGTATAAGGCGTGATGGCCACCGGACTGCCAAATGGCTGCCACCCCTCCTTCAGTTTTTGTGTCAGTCGTTTCGCAAGGTCTGACGGCGATGCCGCCCTGACCACGTCATAGTGTTTAAATGCCATGAATCCTCCCGGCCGGGATAATATTGTGAGTAAAATAAGGAGCGGGCTGAAGTCCGGAAGTTACAGGACAATGGCAGAAGAGAGACGACAGCCCGCAATTCGAAAAAGACCGCGCAGTTGCGCAGCCTTATGAATTCTGGTTAAAATCCATTCGATTATAAAAATGTATATCTCATGCTGTTGCCCGAACCCACTCGGGCTTTTTTTTGCCCACAAGAAAGCCCCTCCGGAGAGGGGCTAAAGCCGCGTATCTGTATCATCATGCACATGATGCCGGGTGCCTCCCGGTGAGTTCAGTATCAGCACCTGAACCCGCACAGAAAGGATAAGGGTCGGTGACAAAACACCAGTTGCTGATTGCCCCTCCGCACAGGGGGATTCACCATGCCAGTTTCTTTTAACAAATTCGCCGCTAACAGGACAACATTCCGCTTTCTGAGTTGTGAGGAATTTAACACTTCACACCTGTGTGCATTTTCTACAGGCTGATCCCAGCACCACAATACATCGCAGGCAACAGAAGCCAAATGCCCCACCACAGAAAAAACATGCAATTATGATTATTGTTTACTGCAAAGATGTAGAATCACGGTTTAAAATCCAGCACTCCATTGTGAAATACTTTATATACTTCCGGAGACGGCGGAACTGGTATATCAGCATGCTTCACCGCATTCATCGCTTCACGACATAAATCGGGGTCTCCACCTTCTCTTTTAACCTGTAGCAGAAGACCATTCGGGGCCATATACATTCTCAGTGAACACTCTTTTCCTGAATACTTACTCGCATCCTTTAACTGTTCTTCTATGGCTTTCCTGACCTGAATGGCATACTGCCTGATTTCTTCACTGGCATCAGGGGTACGTTCCGATGAGCTCAAATTTTGCGACTTTATTAATTTATCTGAGTGATACAGAGAAGCATCATAATTATTTGTCGATACATCTTTTGTGCAGCCAGTTGTCAGACTGGCTAATATCAAAACAAGAACTGGTACAGCACGGCAATACATTTATCCATCTCCATATTAACAAGAACAATTATCTATAAAATATAGTAAATATGCGGGATCCGGGAGGACTTGTAACTATCATCTCCGGATCAGCATGTAGTTTTTATTTTTCCGGATGATATATGCCGCAATAATACCTCTGCATACAGATGCCTGCAAATATCTGCGAAGCATCCGGCGAGAATAAACAAGGAAGTCTGAGGCTATCTTATATGATAGCCTGTTGCTCAAAAGACAATGATTCACTCATCAGAACCAACAACGCATAATGCAGATAATGGACCGCCATCGAGGACTCGAACCCCGCGCAGCCAGCTTCGAAGGCTGGCGCTCTATCCCGATGAGCTAATGGCGGTATGTGATATGGTGGCCCTTGCTGGATTTGAACCAGCGACCTGGCGATTATGAGTCGCTCGCTCTCACCACTGAGCTAAAGGGCCGGGCGCAGGATAATAACGGTACGTAACTAATTCTGCAATATCATCCGTTCTGACTGACTAAATCCTGAACTTCCCGAACCGTCTGCTCAAAACGTTCAGTCTCCAGCTCAACGCCTGTAGCACGACGGCCCAGTGCCAGTGCAGCTTTAACTGTTGAACCTGACCCCATAAAAAAATCTGCAACCAGGTCACCCGGACGACTGCTTGCGCTGATTATCTGCTGCAGCATTTCTGCCGGTTTTTCGCACGGATGTTTCCCGGGATAGAACTGCACCGGTTTATGCGTCCAGACATCGGTATACGGCACCTGCGCCGTCACGCCAAAATACCGCCGCAGTCGGCATTCACAACCACCAGCGCATTTAACGTTCAGGCACAAAAAAACCCGCTCGACGGCGGGTTTAAGCTGTGTGACGAAGTAACCACTCTTAACAGCATAACCAATTTTTTACGTACGTAAACTACTAAATGATATTTGTGAGAATGCCACCGAGTGTTCAAAACACCACCACAAATACATAAGAAAACTTCAACAAATAACCAATGAATAATTTCCGATGTTATTTTTAGGTTGTTTAAATTAAGCCAAAAAATTATAGGGCACTTATAAATAAGTGTCATTAATATAAATTAGCTAATAGATTTATTTTTGTTCAAACAAGAGCCATGAATAGGATTAGATAGAAAAGGTTCAGATAAAAATAGAGATCTACGTCACAAATTAAATGAGAAACTAAAACTTACATCTTGAAATAATCACATTGATTAGATGAATATTTATCGCGCAGTGACATCATTTTTTTATAATAGTTCAAAAAAAGGGCGTACAATGAAAAAATTAACAGTGGCAATTTCTGCTGTAGCTGCATCAGTACTGATGGCGATGTCTGCTCAGGCAGCTGAAATTTATAATAAAGACAGTAACAAGCTGGATCTATACGGGAAAGTTAATGCCAAGCACTACTTCTCCTCTAATGATGCAGATGATGGTGATACTACTTATGCTCGTCTTGGCTTCAAAGGTGAAACCCAAATCAACGATCAACTGACTGGTTTCGGTCAGTGGGAATATGACTTCAAAGGCAACCGTGCTGAATCTCAAGGTTCTTCCAAAGACAAAACCCGTCTTGCATTTGCAGGCCTGAAATTTGGTGATTACGGCTCAATCGATTACGGCCGTAACTTCGGTGTAGCATACGACATCGGTGCGTGGACTGACGTCCTGCCAGAATTCGGTGGTGACACTTGGACTCAAACCGACGTGTTCATGACTCAACGTGCAACTGGTGTTGCAACTTATCGTAACAACGACTTCTTTGGTCTGGTCGATGGCCTGAACTTTGCTGCTCAGTATCAGGGTAAAAATGACCGCACTGACGTAGCTGAAGCCAATGGTGATGGTTTCGGTTTCTCCACTACTTATGAGTATGAAGGATTCGGCGTGGGTGCAACCTATGCTAAATCAGATCGCACTGACGGTCAGGTCGCCTATGGTAAGAGCAAATTCAATGCCTCCGGCAAAAATGCGGAAGTATGGGCTGCAGGCCTGAAATATGATGCGAACAATATCTATCTGGCTACCACATATTCTGAAACTCAGAATATGACCGTTTTTGGTAATAACCATATTGCAAACAAAGCACAAAACTTTGAAGCAGTAGCACAATATCAGTTTGACTTCGGTCTGCGCCCATCTGTTGCTTACCTTCAGTCAAAAGGTAAAGACCTTGGTGTTCATGGTGACCGAGACTTAGTCAAGTATGTCGATGTCGGTGCTACTTACTACTTTAATAAAAACATGTCCACTTTTGTTGATTACAAAATCAACTTAATTGACGATAGTAAGTTTACCAAAACAGCTGGTATTGATACCGACGACATCGTCGCTGTAGGTCTGGTTTATCAGTTCTAATCTGACTTACGAAAAAGATATGTTGCGGGAGGCTTTGCCTCCGCAACATATAAGTGGAGCCCTCAAGCCACTTCCTTTAGAAGCACTACCTTGCTTCTTACTATATAAACCTTCTGTTATATATTACCCTTTATTTGGGGGCGTTTCCACGCCCCATTTTTAATAACTTTTAGTAAACAATTGCATATCAATTAGAATTATTAGCAACGATATCCATATCTAACCGGATATCTAATGCCATTAACATCCCTTCAATTATGCCCTCAGCCTTCTGTAACCTTTTCCCGATATAACCATCCGAGCAGCAATGCTTACTTGCCAGTGACATGAATGTCATACCACATACATAATAATCTACTAATAAATCGTGTAAATCGCTGTTGTTCTTTTTCAGACGGGCCATGCACCCGCAAATGATCATCGCGTCATCGTCACAACATTGCGGGCGAGATTTTACTTTTGAAGGAATTAATCCCTTAAAACCGGCAGCAATGGACGACCAGGTCACATCCTCATGATTATTTGCCGCCCATGCTCCCCAGCGTTCGAGAACCATCTGAATATCACGCATCAACTTTCTCCACAAAATCAGGACAGCACACCAATCGCCAGCGCGCGATCGATAAAACGAAATATCAGCTCCAGTTGGGAACCATACTTCTCTTCAAATGCCACGGTATCCGCATGCAGTCCGTCATGGTGTTTTCTGCACAAAGGCAACACAAAAAGGTCATGCGCTTTTGTACCCATTCCACCCTGACCATGACCAATCAGGTGATGAGGATCGTCGGCTGGCTTACCACAACATGCACACGGCTGCGTCTTAACCCAGCGCGTGTACTTTTCATTAACCCAGCGACGACGTTTGGGGCGTAACATAAAAGACTCCGGCGACTCCGGATCCACTTTCAGCGCCAGCACCTTTTTCGCCTTATCCCGGATGATGCTGGTGGCAGGAACCGAAGGCACAAGGTCACTTTCCCGGGTGACAGACGGCACAACAGGCTTCGGTAATCTCAGTGCCTTACGGGCTGCACTTTCCGGTAAGGCATCCGCCAGGTCATTACGAACCAGCCACCAGCACAGTTCCGGCATTGTCACAACGTGGCTGTCATCAAAACCGAGATCACGACGGACTACGGACAACACCCAGCGGGCACAGTTATCCGTTGCCATTGATTCCAGACGTTCCGTGAACTGATCGCGAAGCAGGTTATCGCAGTGCCAGCACAGACGGATTGCGCCCGGCGCGTGTCGCATTGTGGTCATGTTCTCGCTGTGCCATCCGGAATGAGGCCACTGGCAGCCTTTTTCACGAAGTAACCAGCTCTCAAGGCATTCCACGCCACCAGCACGACGGATCACCGCCTCATGGCGGAACACGGCCCGAACGGCAGGATCATCCGCCAGCGGTTGTGATGCTGCCGGAACGGCACCACTGGCAAAAGATGAATAACGTTCCGGCTCAGGCTCCAGCAGGACACGCCCCTGCATAAACAGGGGCATCAGCTCTGAACCGGGTCTGAACAAGACGATCCCCATACGCGGGGCAATTTCAGGGGTCAGCAGTGCTCTCACGGTCACCTCAGCGAACGGTATTGCATGAACGCAGGAGAAAAAAATTCAGCCATCACGCAGTAAACTCCTTCACCAGCGTTTCAAACTGGCTTACCTGTCCTTCCAGTTCCGCCACGCAATCCACCAGCTCATCCACCGCCTTTTGTGTGCGGTGTTTTGCCTGCAGCAGATCACGAAGCGCCGGAGTAAGCTGCTTGCGGAGCGTATCTTTTTTCACGCTCGTTTTTTCCATCTGTTCAGCACAACGAAGCATCTCCTGCGCCTGCCGACGAAGTTGTTCCGGTGAAACAGTGATTGTTCTGTTGTTCAAAATAAACGCTCCGTTTTACTGCCCGACATGCGGTTATTGCTGTATCTGCGCGGATTGCCCGGCGTCATGGGTGTGGAAAGAACCCGGGCACTCTCCTGGTCCACAGGCAGAAAATGTCCGTTATGAAAACGCCGGTAAATGGTCCCGAGTGTGCCATTACGCTGTTTCGTGATGTTGATTTCTGCTATGCCTCTGGCCTGTGTATCCGGGTTATACACCTCATCCCTGTAAAGCATCAGAATGATGTCGGCATCAGCCTCTATTTCCCCGGAGTTTTTCAGGTCTGAGTTCATGGGACGTTTATTGGGTCTGGATTCCACGCCTCGGGAGAGCTGGCTCAGAGCAATCAGCGGGAAACCGCCGGATTTTGCCAGGCTTTTAAGTCCCTTTGAGATTTCCCCCACAGCAAGGTCGTGACGCCCCGTGCTGCGGGTTTTAATCAGACCGAGGTAATCGACCACCACCAGCGCCGTTTCCGGGTGTTTCATCCGGTGGTGCTTCGTGGTTGCACATATCTCATCAATGGTCAGGTTTGCCTGATCCACCATCCAGATATTACGCCCCGTCATTCGTCCCACGCCCTGCGAGAAACGCGCCCAGTCTTCATCTTCAAAACGGGCAACAGACTTAAGACGGGATACCGGCATTCCACCGGCAGCAGACACCATACGTTCACCAATCTGGATGTTCGCCATCTCCATGGTGAACAGAAGCACGCCATGCCCCTGCTCAGTCACCTTGTCGATGATGTCCAGCGCAAGTTCGGTTTTCCCCATCGAAGGACGGGCGGCAATGAATACCAGGTCTCCGGGCTCCATACCGCCCGTTTTTGCGTCCAGTTCATCAATACCGGTCATCAGCGCCCTGGATTTCTCCAGTCCCTGATTGCGGCATTCAACACGGTCGACCACTTCCGGAAGGACATCATCAATGTGAACCGGCTGAATGACGCCCTTTCCGGTCGACAGTGAGGCCATCATGTTCTGCACATCCTTCAGGGCATCCTCGGCTGCTTCACAGGTATACGCATCACGTAAATTCTGTAATGCTTCAGTCAGTGTTTTTTCTGCATCGCGCAGTGCGGCATTGCGCCGCAACGCTGCGACATAGTGCTCCAGTGAAGACTTCACCCAGGTTTTGCGTCCGGTGTCGGTAATCACCGGGGCAAGTTCCGGCATCTCATTGCACAGCAGTACGGGGTCAATGACGCCGGATATGCGAGCCTGTCTGCAAATCCCCGCGTAAATATCCCGGTACTGACGCACAAAAAATACATCCGCCGGAAGTGTGGCCAGAATATCCATCACTTCCGGATCGGCCCCACGCAGAAAAAACGCACCGATGACAGCGCCTTCCAGGTCATCGTTACGCCATGCCGGGGTGTTCTGGCTGGTCATGCGGCAACACCTCCGATACGAGAACGGTAGCTGGGCCAGTTAAACGACAACCAGTTGCGCCCGCCATCGGTGATTCTGTCGGCAATCCGGGGACTGATGAACGCCCACAATTCTTCCGGTGAAAGGTTGCTGATCAGGATAGTTGGCAAAATACCCTCATACCGGGCATTGATAATTTCCTGCAAAATGGCCATTTCAGCCGCACTGCCAAACTGAACGCCGACTTCGTCGACAATCAGCAAATCCAGTGACGCATAATGCTCAATGACGTCATCCGCTGTTTTTTCACTGTCATTCCGCCAGCAGTTTTTCACAGCCCGGGTAAGGCGCATCACGTCGGTGATCTCCACACTGGCCAGATAGTTACGGATGATGTGTTTTGCCATTGATACCGCCAGATGATTTTTCCCGGTACCGCAACTGCCGGTCATAACAAGACTGGTACCGTTCTCCAGCATATCTGGCCAGTTCTCCGCATAGCGGCGACAGGCCGCAAGATTTCTGGCTGCGTCAGGATTAACCTCCAGATAATTATCAAACTCGCAGTCCCGAAAACGCAGAGCAATTCCGGCGTTATCAGTCAGTTCTTCCGCCTTGAGGGACGACAGTTCCATGGTCAAATCACTGGCCTCAGCGATCAAGCAGTCAGGGCAGCATGAAATTTTTTCTCTGTCCTCGCCATTACGATCGATCCACACCAGTATATGCGTACGATATTTACCGTGTTTTTCGCAATATCCGCGACCTTCACGCATCAGGCAGGAACGATAAGGCCATGGCTTTTCGCCCTTCTGAGCAAATGCAATCTCTGCCCGTAACTCATCCATTTCTGCCCGTAACTCATCCATTCGCGCCTGTAGTCTTGTTTGTTTCTCACGTTGGTCAATCGTCATCATCGCTGTCACCTCAGAATGTCAATTTGTTACTGGATTTACCGAATTTGTCAGACATGGCTCCCAGGCCAGCCAGGACATCGACCTGTCGCTGTCGCCCACCTCCGTGAGCGGCTGGCTGTTGCCAGTAATCTTCGAAGTGACGATCGGGTCCAAAGAACGTCGCAGCCTGCTTCACGAACTGTGTGCCGGTATTTCCTGTAGCACGTACCCAAGCGGCATACCGCTTCACGCCATCAAGCATGGTCTCCGGTTTTATTCCCTCCCTGATACGGGCTTTCCAGGCTTTGAAGGCTGCTGACTTGGAATTGCCACCAGCACGTTTGGGATATTCCTGCCAGGCCTGTTCAAATTCCGGTGAATATTCCTGTCGGGCAGAACGCGCTGGCGCAGACGCGTCAGCGGACGCATCAATAGTGTTTTTAGTCTCCGTTGTAATCTCTGTAGTAATCTCTGTATTTGTATCAACATTCGGCGTATCCCCTGTTCCGTTATGACGTCGGGGGGTGTTCCGTTTTAACGTAATAGCTGTATCGCTGATTGCATTATTGCTGTTACTTTCTGGCGAAACAGAAGAAGGTGTGGTGATGGCCGCAATTGCCTGTGGGTTGATCCCGACAAACAAAATATTGCTGCATTTCACCCCATCGAGCATTTCCACCGTGCGTAAATCCAGAGTAATAAACCCTGCATCGCGCAGACGCTTCAGCGCATCTGCGGTTTCCCTTTTCCCGAAACCAAACTGCTCAGCAAACGCCTGGTAGCTTCTTTGCAGTTTGTCGCCCTGAAAACGCTTGCGATATCCCAGCAACGCTCCGGTGTGCTCATCCCTGACCTCTGTCGGGCGGTACCAGTAAACGATCTCTGAAAGCAGAGCGATAGCCGTCGCATCCGGACGCCCACTGGGTAGTCGAATATATTTCCACCAGTTCGCAGGTGTAACATTGCCGGAAATATTAATTTGACCAATAGCCATAACTTCCGGTGTGGGGGCGTAACGGCTCATACAACCTCCTTCCGCGGCATGAGAATTGTGTAGCCACGCGCAGGTTGTAGTCTGGCTTTTGCATCAATAGTAAGCGTTGCAATTTTTCGGATATGAAGATAACCAGCTCTTTCCAGTGCCAGGGTTTCCCTGAATATCGCTTGCTTAGAACAACAGCAGAAATCAGCAAGCACCTGATGATCAATAACTCTCTCGCCTTCACCGTCTGAAGAACCCGACATCAAAACACGCAACATAATCAGGCGCTGAATCGGGTTATCGAAAGCACATCCGCACACAAACTGAAAACAGTTCACGCCACACCTCCCAGACGCTTAAACATTTTTCCAGACAGAAATACCGCCAGAGGGTAACTGATGGTGTAGCTACGCCCCTGTAGTTCGCACACGACTTTCTGGCTTTCAGCGTTGACTAGGCAAACCCGCAGAACGTGACCGTTGCTGGTGGCGAACCACTGCCCCACACGGGGGCAACGGTTGTATCGGTGATACAGGGAATTAACGATGTGGCGGATCATGGACGCACCTCCGCCGTAGTTACGTATTTAACCGGGCTACCTTTCATTGAGATGGTTTCACACATCTCTGCCGCTTTCAGTTCCGCTGTTTTTCTGGATTTATAGCGACGGTGCCAGACAGATACATCCGTGCGAACTGATACATCGTTTCTGTATTCCGTAGTGGAGATGATGATTTCGTAACTAATCATGGGCGAACCTCCTTGTCAGAACCATTCAGCCTGGAATCAACAAGTGCAGCGCCAAAAACAGCATCACCAACACGGTCGTACAGTTTGCTAGCCAGCGGAGATTCAACGGCCTTAAGCATTGGATAAAGCTGGCTTGTCCAGATTTGATGGATTTCACGCAAATGCAGGTATACGCCTCTGGCGTTTCGTGCGACAGCTGACATATCAACCGCGTCAGCACCAGATAAATTCTTCTCCATCTGGTTAAAGGCGTTGATGTATGCCTCTTTGAACCGGGCTGCACGTTTGCCAGTAAAGCCCATAGCAAGGAACGCGAAGCCATCGCGGGTGATTTGATAGCAAGGTAGTTTGCGGCCTGTGCAATCGGTGTAATCACTGGGCTGAAAATTCAGCTCAGTGAATTCAACAGAGCACTCAAGCGTCTGGATTTTTTGAATAACGTTTTTGTGCTGCTTGCAGAAATATTCGGCAACGGCCAAAGAAGAGGTAACAGCCTTCCCATGGATAACATCAATTTTAGGGTGAGTTTGGGTAGGGGTGGTTGCCATAGTGACATCCTCATGTGCGAATTTTGAAAACTCACCACATGGGACGCCAATCACAGAGGTGGTGAGACGTACAGGGTTGGCGTAACCGGTCGCACATGACCCCGGCGCATCTTTCGATGCCCCTGCACGCCCCACCATAATTTGGATGTGAGGAAACGTGCGCAAAAAAACCGCTGAAGCGCGGTTATGCGCATGTGCGAATTTCAGGACGCCAATCCCGGCACCCGCTTTATAAGGTGCGGAGACAGTGTAACGTCCCGAAATTGCAGAATCAATATTTGGTCTTGAAATGATCATATAGCTGCTGATATCTTTAGAACTGTTCTTGGATGTTTCGGAGCCGTTTTATGCGAAACAGCTCCCCGTTATTGATGTTGAGTGAGCCGGGTTACTCCCGGCTTTTTTTCACCGCTGCCAACCAATAACCTGAAATAACCCCATTTTCGGGTGATACCAGCGAGTCCCTCGCGGTTCTGCTTCCTCCATAACCCGATAAAAAGCAGCCATAAACGGTTCCACAGCAACAATTGCGCGACGTGACAACAATCCGTCCGGCGTCATGAACTCATGGGTGTCTGTAGGAATTTGATAGGCGTTCACCAGATTGCGGCATTTATCATCTGACAAACCGGTTTTTGCTTTCAGTTGGCGATATCCGGCATAGCCCTCACGAATAGTGCCCTTTTTAATTTGCTCGACTGTTTCAGCAACGTGGCTGACTTTTTCTTCCACCTGAGTGATCCGTTTCTGTTGGCGAACGGCTTCAAGAGCCATCGCGGCAACCATTTCGATTTCGCTCATTGGCTTACGGATCTGTTCTTCCAGTTCGCGCCAGCGATCTACCAGGCGAGATGTGAATTCAGGACAGAGCTGTGCGACGACAATGATGCTGTCGCGCTTACCTCGTTCACCTTCGAATACATACGCGCTAGAAAATCGGCGAGGCCCAAGTGATTGTTTATTCTCAATTTCCACAGTCTGTGGAAATTGGATGATTCCCTTTTTAGCCAGTGTTTCAATAGTTCTCTTAACACTATCTGGTCGGCTTCCCACCAGCTCTGCGATCTCAACGCTGGTCATGGATGCTTTGCCGTTAAAAATTGCGGTGTTCATTGTTGGTCTCCTGTGGGCTTGTCATCTTCTGTATTCGCTAGACTTGGGTGTGTATATGGAATGCTCGGATCCAGATGACAAAGAATGGCAACATCCTCCGGAACACCTCGCGTTTTCCACTTTCCAACACCTTGACTGCCACGAGGCCTTCCTTTCTTTGGGAACCTGCGACCAATAGCGGCATTGGTTTTAAATTGAATTTTTAATATTTCATAAAGGGTCATTCTTTAGTCTCACACCAGATACTTTGTTATTCAACGATGTTAACCACAGGAATCCAAAGTATCAAGAAATTCTGTTACTTTAGTATCAACAGCCATGAGAGGAGAAGAAAAATGAAGTCTTTAGGTGAACGTCTCATCAACGCACGGCAAAAAGCTGGGTTAACACAAGATGCGTTGGCTAAAAAAGCTGGGATCACCAGAGTTGCAATCAGTAAAGCCGAGCAAGGCCTTACAAAAAGTTTCAACGGTGACACCCTTTTTAAAGTTGCAGCTGCACTGCGGTGTTCACCGCAGTGGCTTCAGAACGGAGATGAAAAAGATAAGCATTGGGAAAATAATGTTAAGAGCTGCCCACAGAGAGACACAGCACACTCTTACCCTGTAATTAACTGGGTTCAGGCAGGATTATTCGCAACTTCTGGTGATGACTACAACATGTATGATCAGGATAGTTGGAGGCATTCTGTAAAATACGCTGGTGAGAGGGGGTTCTGGCTGGAAGTGCACGGAGACTCAATGACTTCGCCCGTAGGAATAACATTTCCTGAAGGAATGTCGATCCTTGTCAACCCAGATAAAGAAGTTTTTTCAGGGTGTTACGTCATCGCCAGAAAAAAATCTACCAATGAAGCAACATTCAAAAAATATATTTCTGACATGGGAAAGGCGTTTCTAAAGCCCCTTAATCCACAATATCCAATCATAGAAATGGACAATGATTGCGAAATAGTAGGTGTTGTGGTTGATGCCAGGTGGGATATTTTCTGACCAGACACAAAACACAAAAAGAAACCAAAGTATCAAAAATCACTTGCCACACCTTGATACCTTAGTTACCATAAAACAAAGTTCGTAACTGAGGTATCATCTCATGATCAATAAAGCTACAACTCTTGACTGTCTCGAAGAACTGAAAAACCTCGGCAGCCTCATTACACTAATAGCAAAAGCAACACCTGATGCTACGCTCTCTAGCGATATAGAGTCATGCGCAGGACTGGCATGGGATATGACAAATAGCATATCCAGAAAGCTATCGTCAGCAATGCTTTTACAGAACAAAAATTCTGCAATCAACACCCGTCTTCGCACCCAACGCGAAGCCTGCGGCTTAACAACCGCCGAACTCGCCAGGCTGCTCGATCTCGATGAAGAAATTATCATCCAGTGGGAGAGCGGAGAGTATGAACCAACTATCAGTATGCTTATCCCACTGGCAAATATTCTTGGCTGCGATCCGATGTGGCTGTTAACTGGTGAGGTTACTCCTCCGGAGCAACCAAAAAGTGAGGAGCAGCAACACCATGACGCATCTCAACAAGTTTGCCCCTTATCTCGCGAAGCTCTTCTACGGAAGAACCAATACCAATGGTGACATAATCGCCGCTTCGCCCCTCAAGGTACATGCGAACATTTTTATCAATCATTGCGGAAACAGTCTCAATATGAAAACACTTCTGAGACTCGCTATATAGCAGAACATATAAGTCAGCTGAGGAAACCATGAAAAAGTTCGAAAACATAACTGTTCTCCATGTTGATGACTTTGATTATACAAACCCGGAACTTCTCCCGGAGGTTGTAAAGGCAATAGATGTTGCCGATATAGTGATTAGAGAAAAGAGAATTGTCAAAAACAGGCTCGTATGCACTTCAGGAGCAATGACAGAAACAACCTCACAGCAAGATAATTACGAAGGCATTTGCCTGGAGCCTGATTCATTTGCGGTAAATGTTTATCATTTATTGCATGCAACACAGGTATTACATATGTCCAGTAATCACGAAACGAAAACACTCGGCAGCGAAATTCTGAGTTTTGCATGTGAGTATACAAAAGCTGCTGCCGAAAAAGAATTAGCGCAATAACAACAAATATGCCCTGAACGTTTATTGCGGTTTTATCGCCGGGGATTGTTACAACCTTAAACCACAGGAGGCTTTATTGTGACTTTTATAAAGAATATGGCATCACACAAGACCGCCTGCCTTATTGCACAATACGGTGAAAATTACATGCATATTGCCTGCTTATTTCTGCGTAAAGCATACGGGAGATAATAATGCATCAGAAAACAGCAGAACACGAACAAACCAGAATATTGCTGACCATCAAAAACGGGAAAGTAATATTCATTCGCCATGTTCATGACGATGAACTTGTAGGAACTCTTTCAACATTCCTGTTTATTGCAGAAAAGGCAGGATATGACGTTATTGCACCAGCAGATGAAGATGAAGATGAGGAATAAATATCATGCAATACGATGAATTCCAGGCTGAAGCAACAGCCAATGGTATACGAACTGGCAGTATGACGATTGATTATCACGACGCCATACGTCGTCTGGATGCCGGAGAATTCGATACTCCTAATGTGCGAGGTTTACGTATCCTTCAGTGTCTGGCGCAAGCCGACGAAGCAGGATTACTGGGTAAACTTCCGGTTGAGATGAAGGTTGCTCAGTGGCGATGGTTGTATGTGACGACATTCATCAACGAAGAAGAAGACAAGAACGGCACAATTGATATCCTGAATGAACACGGAACAACTGAACACGCCGTGGTATATAACGGGATGTATGGGTTTATGACGATATATCCCGGCCCCATTCGATTTGCCTTACAACAGTATATTGAATGGAATTTAATTCAAAAATACGGCGAAACTGAAGGAATGGGAAGAGCGCTGTTTCTTTATCAGAAAATGCTCACTACTTCCCCTGATAAAGGTTTCATTCTTTCAGATATGGGTCGAGAAGGGCTTGAAATCCTTCTGGATGAAATTATTAACGAAATGAATACTCATGGCATGCAATCCGAAACAGATATTAAGTAAAAGGGACCACATGACCGTTATCGAGTATATCCAGGAAAATCCAGATTGCAGTAGAGAAGATATATCCCTCGCACTTGGAAGAAGCGCAACTTCTATCAGTAATGAATTATCACGGTTATTGTGGAATGGGTTAATAGTACGAACTGGAGAAAAAAACAAAATGATTCTGTACTGCGTAAACAATCTGCCGTTTGGATACAGCAATCCCCTAAGTGTTATGTTCAACCAGTTACTTAAACAGGTAAGAAATGGCAACTGACTCACAACTAACCATAGAAACGGCCCTGAATGTCGGCCTGGCGCTCCTTGGTTATTTTTACATCGTGTTCTGCAGCGGACGGTGGCTGTCGCTGTTGTTCCTGAAAAAATGGAATAAACGCCGTAAGCAGGATGAACGCCAGAAGGCAATGAATGCGTTTTCCGAAGCCTTCGGAATTGACGGCATGGAACCAGGGGATCCAGCTCGCGCAATCAGCAGAGGGGGTGTAGTAATCCTTGTATATCGGAGTGAAGAGAAAAATGACGATCACAAAACAACGAGTAGAAAAAATCATATATCGCCATGAAATGGGACTGAACAGCGATGTCACTGCCGAAGAGGTTTATGACCTGGCTGTACTGGCGCTGAATTTATCAAATATCGCAAACCTGAAGCGATACGAGCTTGATATGGATGGTTGCGACTCGTGCGGTCAGGATTGTGGCGCAGATATGACTGAAGATCCTGATGGTGATTATGTCCTGTTTGATGACGTGGTTAAGTTGTTTGAATTTGATACAACCACTCAAAAGTTAGAAATCCCGGCAAAGGAGGCTGCCAGTGAGCAAGATTGACTATCAGGCACTGCGCGAGGCGGCGGAACAGGCAACGCAAGATGAATGGGTAGCATATATTATGCCGGGTCATAACGGCATTTATCCTGCGCGCACGTCTGAGGGTAGGCATTGCGGATACTTTATTGACTGGCCTGGCGTCTGTCAGGGGCGGGAGAGCATCAACATGAGCATCAGAACCTACGCAGTGAATTGCAATGACGCATGGCTAAACACCGAAGGTGATGACATCTCCGGCTCATACGTTAAGTACAAAGACCATCAGGAAGTGGTTGCCGCTCTTGAGGCCAAGTGCGCGGCGCTGACAGCGGAGAATGCAGGAATAAAGTCTGCAATTCCAGAATCACGGGATATTGAGGATGACAATGACAATATGGATGACGTATCTCTCGCGGAAGACTTCGGGTTCAATCATGCAATAGAACGGATGAGGAGACAGATACCTGAAACGCCAACCACTGATGCTTTCCTGGCTGAAGTCCGGGCGCAGGGGGTGGATGCTGCTATAGAAGCTGCAAAAAATCTGGTGGCCCAAGAATATGAGTATAAGGATTTCAAAGCGGCGCAGAGTGATTGCTGTATGCACCCTGGTTCAGACCTGGTAGGGAAGGTTGAAATGACGGAGTGGTTAGTTGACTTTGCTGCCCAGCTTCGCAAAGGAGGCAACCAGTGAGCGAAATTAATTACCAGTCACTGCGTGAGGTGGCGGAACGTGCAATTCCAGCAATGGAACGCCTGTTAATGTTGCCAGCTGATGATGATTTGTTAAGTGAACAGGAACTTAAAGATTACGGTGTGGATATTGATGCGCTCAATGCCTTCAAATTTCTGACCGGACCAGAAACCGTGCTGGCACTACTGGATGAACGGGAAAGAAACCAGCAATACATCAAACGCCGCGACCAGGAGAACGAGGATATTGCGCTTACGGTTGGGAAGCTGCGCGTTGAGCTTGAAGCAGCAAAATCAAAACTCAACGAGCAGCGCGAGTATTACGAGGGAGTTATCTCTGATGGGTGCAAGCGTATTGCTGAACTGGAAGCGCGGGAAGTTCAATTACCGACTCGCTACGACCTTCGATATGGACACCCGATAAATGCAGATGAGCGACAAGTCATGATACCTAAAGAAAATGGCAGTTGGCTTTACCTGATTGACCTAGAACACGCATTACGCGTCGCTGACATTCGCATCAAAGGAGAGTGATATGGCAACTTTGACAAAAAAAGAACAAGCATGGTTGAGCGAATTACAGGACGTTCTTGATCGCTGCCCATCACCGAAAAAAATTGGTTTTTACACCATTGGCGATAAAAGCATTTACCTGTATGACCTGCGCCGCATGGATGAAATCATGGAGGCTCTTGATAATCGTTCGTCAATGGATTGGTGTGTTGCTGTTCATGATATGAATGCCGGATTTGATGAAAAGATTTTATTCCCCTCATCAGTTGAAAGTACAGCAGGATAAGGACTAACACATGACCACTATTACCAAAGAGCGACTGCTGACAATCAGGCAGTGGCGCGAAACATACGGACCTGGTAGCAACGTTGTACTGCCAGCAGAAGAAGCGGAAGAACTGGCACGAATTGCTCTGGCATCGCTGGAAGCAGAGCCGATAGGTTTCCGTTGCAGGCGCAATGATAACCTTGGTGATTGGAGTTACGTATATCATCGAGAGCCAGATGATTTTGAGCGCAAACATTTAGTGATAGAGGGCATTTACGCCGCCCCTCCAGCACCGGTAGTGCCTGAAGAAGCAACTCCGGAAAACGTAGAAATGCTCTCTGGCTATGTTTCAACGTACAAATTAACCGATAGCGAGCGCGATATTGCTGCCGAAATATGGAACGCCTGCCGCGCCGCCATGCTTCAGTCCGGAAACTTTCGGGAAAACAAGAATTCGTCAACCAATAATTTTCGGGAAATCGCGGAAACGTCAACCAACTATCCGGCAATTCCTAGTGAGGTGTTGTCCGCAATCCTGAAGGTTGCCAGGATTCGTGCCGATTTCGATGATTTTGACGGTGACAGGCGAGGTATCGGTGATTGTCTGGATGAGGCTGAGCAAGAGCTTATCGTTACCATTAACAAATATGCCAGTCAGTTGGCAGCAGAACCTATAGCGCCTAATGACGTTCGAGAGCAGACAGCCATTCCACAAGTTCCGGTAACTCCGGATGGTTGGATAAGCTGTAGTGAGCGAATGCCGGACGACAGGCAGGAGGTGAATCAATGAGCTGGCCTGATGCAATCGTAACTCTGGGGGTGGTCTTCGCAGCAGCGTTTGTTGTGTTCTCGATTTGTCGATGGGGATAACCACATGTTCGCTTTGATTCAACGCGGTCAGATATACACGGACAGAGCTGGATACCCCGTGGTGATTACTCGCATCACTGAGCACTCAGTGTTCTTTCGACGGATGGACGGACGATCCGGGCGGGTACGCATTGGTGAGTTAAACTGCCTGTTCGAACATATTGACCACCAGGAGTACCGCAAAATTCTCGCGGACACTGAGCAGGAAAAGCACCTGAAAAAATTACGAGCCATAAAAAGGAAGTAAAGAATGAATAAAGCATTTGAACGATGGGTCCACCAGCGTTACGGCAATCGCTATGACCTGACGCGAGATGTTGACGGCTTCTACTGTCGTGAAGTTGTGAAGCGAATGTTTGAAGTGTGGTGCCACTGCCGTGGATGAAAATTTTATGAGGTTGGCATGCAGACAATTATCTATCAGATAACCCCCAGCAAATGGTGTACGGAGAGAGTCCTCATTGCATCAACAGGGCTAAAGCCTGGCACCATTGAGCGGGCAAGAAGAAAGTCATGGATGCAGGGAAAAGAATACCGCCATTACGCTGTAGAAGGTGATCCGGGGCACTACAGTGAATGCCTGTACAACATCGAAGAAATTATGCGATGGATCGAAAACCAGAAACAACCAGGTGCCAAAAATGCAAGTTCCGGTTAACCTGTTAATGCTCCTGGACGTCTGGGAGGTTTAATGAGTAACGCATCATACCCGACAGGCGTTGAAAACCATGGAGGATCACTCCGTATATGGTTTCACTATAATGGCAAACGTGTCAGAGAAAACCTCGGTGTTCCTGACACAGCCAAAAACCGGAAGATCGCTGGTGAACTTCGCACTTCCGTTTGTTTTGCAATCAGAATGGGGAGTTTCGACTACGCCGCGCAGTTCCCTAATTCCCCTAACCTGAAACACTTTGGTCTGGGAAAAAGAGAGATAACCGTTAAGGCACTTTCGGAAAAATGGTTGGACCTTAAGAAAATTGAGATTTGTGCGAATGCACTTAACCGTTACCAGTCAGTAATTAAAAACATGTTACCAATGTTAGGTGAAAAAAAACTGGTTTCATCCATAACAAAAGAGGATTTACTTTTCGTAAGGAGAGATTTGTTGACCGGTTACCAAAAGCTTTCTAATGGAAAGACTTCTTCCATAAAAGGGCGCTCAGTGGTCACGGTAAACTACTATATGACAACCATAGCTGGAATGTTTCAATTTGCAACAGATAATGGTTATACCTCAGGAAACCCATTTAACGGTCTGGCTCCCTTAAAAAAGTCCAAGGTAAAACCAGATCCTCTCACCCGTGACGAATTTATTCGTTTTATTGAGGCTTGCCGTCATCAACAAACAAAAAACCTGTGGATTCTCGCTGTATACACGGGTATTCGTCACGGGGAGTTGGTATCGCTGGCATGGGAAGATATAGACCTTAAAGCAAGGACTATAACCATCCGTAGAAATTATACAAAACTTGGCGAATTCACTCCACCAAAAACCGATGCAGGCACCGGAAGGACAATTCATCTGGTTCAACCAGCTATTGATGCTCTTAAAAGCCAGGCGGAAATGACCATGCTTGGAAAGCAACATTCTGTAGAGGTGAAGCAGAGGGAATATGGGAGAACTGCTGTGCATAAATGCACTTTTGTTTTTAGTCCTCAGGTAACAAAACAGCAGCAGTTGTCCGGACCTCACTACAAGGTTGACTCCATCAGGGAGTCATGGACAAGTATCTTAAAACGCGCAGGTCTGAGACACAGAAAATCGTACCAATCCAGGCATACTTATGCATGCTGGTCACTTGCCGCAGGAGCTAATCCTAGTTTTATCGCAAGCCAGATGGGCCACACAAACGCACAAATGGTATTCAATGTTTACGGAGCATGGATGAAAGACAACAATCACGAACAGATAGAACTCCTTAACAAAAGACTATCTGAAAGTGTCCCATGTATGCCCCATAAGAAAGTTGGGTAA